CCTATGACCTTGGTCATTCTAGTTATCGTTGGGATGACATCTACGCCACTAACAATTCAATTATTACCTCAGACAGAAATGCAAAAAACACAATAGTGGATTCTGATTTAGGCTTGGATTTTATTAAAAAATTAAAACCAGTTAGCTACAAATTGAAAGGGGGTAAAAGTGGCAGAACACACTACGGTTTAATTGCTCAAGACGTTGAAACTGTTCTATCAGATATAAGTAAACCCACATCAGATTTTGCAGGGTTTATTAAAATGGAGCCTGAAGAAGAAGCACCTAAGCACGAAGAAAATCCTGTTACAGAAACTAGATATGGGTTGAGATACAACGAATTTATGGCTCCGTTAATTAAAGCTGTCCAAGAACAACAAACACTGATAGAAACACTAGAAGCAAAAGTCAAAGCATTAGAGGAAGCTTAAAAGTTTGATGCGTTTGTTTGTTAAGAAAGATATTATATTAATTTAATCCAGAAGGAGATAGAAAAATGGCAGAAGCCACGGAAGACCAGAGAGTTTTTAGAGTCCCGCAAGAGAATGGCGATGTGTACGTTTATAACGTAAGCGACCTTTCTGAAGCGGCTGTTGGGTTGTTCAATAAGATAACTATTGTTCAACAAAATAGGTTAAATCAAGAGATGAACTGGAGGTTTGAGAACGAGCAAAAGCAAATTGTTGAAGGAGCTTATACTCAACAAATATTGCCAATGCTGCCGCCAAAGCCTTCAAGCATTGAAAAAACCGAAATCGTCGATCAGGTCGAAGATGCGGAGATAGTAGAAAATGGCGAAGAAGTCGAACAGAACAGCGATAAAGACGGTGACTGACGTAGCTGCCGATTTAACAGCGCATGAGAACGAGTGCGCGATTCGCTATGAGAATATTGAAAAGCGGTTAGATAGAGGCGAACAAAGATTTAATCGCTTAGAAAATATGATTTGGGGGCTGTATGGCCTAATGATCACGGCAAGCATAGCGGGGCAAGTTATATAATGGCGGGATTAGTAGTAACGACAGAACCAACAGCGGAACCTGTTTCTCTTCAGGAAGTCAAAGATTATATGAGGATTGAAGACTCTACAGATGAGAGAGTTTTGCGTCCATTTATACGAACAGCTAGGCGTTTAGCGGAAGAACACCTCGGCAGGGCGATCATGCCGCAAACGCTGACGCTGACCATTGACGCATACGACGATATAAACGATCCGTTATGGGAAGGCGTTCAGACAGGGCCGAATCTAAATTACTACAAAAACTTTATTATATTGCCCAAGCCGCCGGTCACTTCTGTCACTTCAGTAAGCACATTTAACGATAGCGACACAGAAACCACTTTTGCAGCTAGCAAGTATTACGTTGATACAGCTAGAGAGCCGGCAAGGATAGTTTTGCGTCAGGGCGAAACATTCCCTACAGCTCTCAGAGTGGCTAACGCGATTAAAATAGTTTACGTCACTGGATACACCAACGCCTACGCCGTTCCAGAACCTATAAGAATGGGAATCCTTCAACACATTGCTTTCCTTTACGAGCATAGGGGGGATATGTACGAGCCTTCTGCTCCCCTACCACCCGCCTTAAGAAGCCTGTATTCCCCCTATGTTGTATTCCAAGGCTTATCAAACAACACGTTGATGGGCGGCGGTAAAAATATGTTTGCGAGTGGTTAGATGCCATCAATAGGCAAACTAAGGTACAGAGTAGATCTTCAGGAGGCCACTAGAACAACTGATGCCGGTGGCGGTTCCGCTTTTGCTTGGGGCCACTTAACGCAAATATACGCCGATATAAAGCCCGTTTCTGGTCGAGAGAACTACAGACAAGACCAAGTGCAAGAAACCGTCTCTCACGAGGTTACAATACGCCACAGGGCCGGTGTAAGCATTAAGCACCGCTTAGTTTACGGGAGTCGGGTTTTTAATATCAAACACGTTAGGAATATTGACGAAAGAGATCGGTTTTTGTTGCTTCTCTGCGATGAAGGGGTTGCGGCCTGATGAATATACGTCAGTTCAATCAAAAGATGGATCAGCGAATTAAGAATGTTGAAAAAGAAGTTGAAAAACGCATGGTCAGATCTGTTGAGCTGGTTAGAGGTCACGCGGTTAAGAATATCGCCAGAGGATCAAAATCTGGAACAACGAGGCAGTTATACAACCCCAAAAGAACTCATACATCATCCGCTCCCGGCGAATTCCCGGCTTCAGATACAGGGTTTCTTGTAAGTAGTATAACCACGGATGTGGATGTTGAGGGGACTACGGTAGTAGGCAAGATTGTAGCGTCAGCTCCCTACGCGCCTCATTTAGAGTTTGGGACAACCAATATGCAAGCGAGGCCGTTTATGCAGCCTTCTCTTGAGTCTCAATCAAGACGCATAGAAAAGATATTTGCGGAAGGGAAGTTAGTTAAATGACAACAGGATCATTTGCCTTACAGTCAGCTATCTACACGGCTTTGAATAATGACAGCACTTTAACCGACACTCACGGAGCAGGGGTTTACGATGACGTACCAGAAGGCTCTGGTTTCCCTTACGTTACGATGGGCGAAGAAACCGCTATAGACTACGGCGTTAAAGGAACTGACGGCTCAGAACAAACTGTAAATATTCACGTTTGGTCTCAATATAGGGGTAGCAAAGAGGTCAAAACGATTATGGACAGAATACACACTTTACTGCATGATAGTAGCCTAAGTGTATCTGGATTTAACTTGGTAAATACTAGGTTTGAATTTATGGATATACTACGCGACCCAGATGGGATCACAAGGCACGGCGTTATGAGATTTCGTGCAGTTATGTTGGGAACTGCATAGGAGAAATAAATGGCAGCACAAAAAGGGTCAGCGGTACTGATGAAAATCAACGTCAGTGGAACTCAAACTACTATTGGCGGGCTTAGGTCATCATCTATCACTTTAAACGATGAGATGGTGGATATCACCAACAAAGATAGCGCAAACGCAAGAATCTTGCTTCCTAATGGTGGAATTCAAACCGTTACCATTTCAGGTAGCGGCGTGTTCACTGATGGCGCGGCAGAGGTAGCACTTAGAACCGCTTTTGGCGGATCTTCTTTGTTAGCTTGCAGCTTTATCATTCCAGATTTGGGAACCTATTCGGGCAACTTCCAGATTACCAGCTTAGAGTATTCGGGCGAATACAATGGTGAAGCTAGTTATAGCGTGACTGCCGAAAGTGGCGGCGCTGTTAGCTTCGCAGCGGCGTAATCAATGGCTTGGCAAGAAGTCTCTGTTAAAGGAAAGAAGGGTGATGTCGTTGCTTGGCAAAGCTCTGACGGACGAATTGAACTACCCAACCAAGTCCAACAGTCCGATTCTATAACAGTAGACGGTAAACAACTTAAAGTTGATTCATGGGTTGTCGATGAACGCGATGACCGTATCTTCATAAAACTTGCAGACGCAAGAACAAAGAAAAAGGAGCAGTCAAATGACGAATCCAATGAAGGGCGAAATACAGGTTAGCATAGGCTCAGAAACTTATAATTGCCGGTTAACTGTAGACGCTTTAATCAGGATAGAAGAGCAGCTTGATAAAGGTATTTTGCAGATAACGCAAAACCTAGCAGCCGCTGACATTAGAATAGCCGATTTGGTTGTCATACTTCACCAAGCCTTGAGGGGCGGAGGGAAGGACATAGACGAAAAAGACGCTAGGCTTATAGTTCAAAATAACGGATTAGTTGATTCCGCTAGAGCTGTAGCAGAGCTTTTAACCCAAACTTTGAGCGATCCTAATGAGGAATCATCTGGAAAAAAGGAGGTTCAGGCGGGGGCTTAAATAAAATTGATTGGCGAAGATTCTTTGAAATTTGCGTTGGCATGATCGGGATCTCGCCTCTTGAGTTTTGGGAGTTATCGCCTATAGAAATATATATGGCAATCGCCGGCTTCAAAGAATTTCACACCGCAGAAGAAAAGACGCCTTTAGACCGAGATGAGTTAAAAAGGCTTATGGAACTTCACCCTGACTAATGGCTACAACTGTTGATGAGCTAATTGTCAGAATCAAGGCTGATACAAAAGGTCTTGAGAAATCCCTTGGCAATCTAAAAAAGCAAGTTTCTGACATTGAAAAATCAAGCTCTGGCAACAGAGGCATTGGAGGCCTTGCTACTAAACTAAGAATGCTTAAAGGGCCGGCTATGGCTGCTGGAGCCGCTATTGCAGCCATTGGGGCAGCGCTTGTTCCTATTGTTAAAATAGGTATGGCTTTTGAAGATTTAAGATCTTCGTTAAGTCAGGTTTTTGGCGGAGCCAATGCGGGCAAGGCTGCTTTTAAAGAAATACAAGGGTTTGCTGCTAAAACCAATTTCTCTGTTCAAGATGTAACCAAGGCTTTCATACAGCTTCAATCTGCCGGGATACAGCCAACAGAAGAACTTCTTATGGGGTTCTCTGATGCCGCTTCAGCCGCAATGAATCCTTTAGAGGCCTTCAACGCATTAGTAAGGATTACAACAAGATCAGCGGGCGGAGGCTTAGGACTAGAAGAATTAGAGCAGCTTGTAAATCAAGGTATTCCTGTTTACACAATCTTAGAGGATAAGCTGGGGGCCACAAGAGACAAGCTTTCCGAGATGGGCCAATCAGCCGAAGGCGCTAGAAAAATTATGTCAGCCTTAGAGTCTGGATTAAAGGATTCTTTTGGCGGCCTTACTCAAAAAAGGATGGAAAATCTTTCAACCAAAATTTCAAATATGGGAGACGCTTTTGACGGCCTTGCTGACACGTTCTTTGAAGAAGGCGGAATTGGGGCGGCAATAAAATCAACTGTTGACCTTATAACTGACGCAATCGTTGGGTTAAACGCTTTGTTTATGGCCGCTAATAGAGGAACCACTTCTGAAATCGTAAGAATGACAGATCCAAAGAAGCAGCTAGAAGCTTTAAATCTGCAAATGGTCGGAGATCTGTTATACGAGCAAGAGCTTACAAGAAAAATTGAAAATTTTGGAAAGGTTACCAAATCAAACGAATTTGAGTTAAGCGGGCTTAAATCTAAAAGAACTTCTCTCAGGGATCGGATGACCAAATCCGGCGCATTCGCAGATAGCCTCAGAACAATGATGGACGAAAGGCGAGCTAATCTTGCAAAACAAAATGAGGCTAACAGAAAACGAAACTCAGACAGAGAGGCTCTTGCCGTTCTTGACGAAAGCACTTCTAAACTGCAAGGGTTTATGGATCAGTTTAAAACTCAAGAAAGCAAATTAAAAGAAGCGTTAACCTTCTTAGAGGGCATTGTTGGCGACAAAGAAGCGTTGCAAAAAGCCGGCTTGACGGGAGATGGTTTAGCAGAGCTTACGGAGAAAGTTCGAGAAGAATTAAAAGATTTGCAGGACGCTTCAAAAGAAACCGCTGACACATTCAAAGACACTATGGCTCCGGCAATAGCAAGTATGGCTCATTCGTTTACCAATGATTTTGTGAATTCTTTAATTGAAGGCGGAAACGCTTTAGATGCCTTTAAGAATCTTGCTAAAAATATAGTTTCTCAAATCATATCAACATTCTTGCAAATGGCGGTTGTAAACAAAATACTGAATGCTGTATTTGGCGGTTTTGGAGGTAACCCGCTTCCTACGATGAGCTATCAAAGTGGATCTGGCTTCCAAATGGATAAGATACCGGGCAAAGCTAGGGGCGGGCCTGTTTCTGGAGGAAGGCCATATTTAGTCGGAGAAAGAGGGCCAGAGATATTTGTTCCGCATACGGGTGGAAGCGTATTGAGCAACAGGCAAAGCATGGCGGCTGGCGGCGGTATTGTTATAAATCAAAGCTTAAATTTCTCTACAGGCGTATCGGCCACGGTCAGACAAGAAGTTATTAAGATGCTGCCAATGATAGGTGACGTTAGTAAAGCTTCTGTTTTAGAGGCGGCGTCACGAGGCGGTAACTTTAGAAGAGGGTTGTTAGGTACATAATATGGCTAAACTTATCACGATACCTTCGTCGCCCAATTTTCAAAGAAGCGCTTTTTCTCTAAGCAGGGCTGTGAGCGCTACAGTTTCCCCATTTACAGGAAAAACCAAAACGCAAGAGTACGATATGGTTGCTTGGATGGGAGAGTTTTCTTTGCCGCCAATGAACAGGACAACGGCGAGAGATTGGCAAGCGTTTCTTTTAGAAGCTAACGGCATAGCGAATTATTTCCATCTAACAGACCCAGACGCTAAAACGCCGCAGGGAACTTATGATCAAAATACTTTGCTGGTAGAAGATCGAATCAACGCGGGCAACGATGTAACCAGCATTACGCTATCGTTCTCTGGCTCTACTATAACGGCTTCTAGTGGATCGCCTTTTAACGGCTTGGTTGCTGGAGATTTCTTTTTTGTTGCTGGCGCTACGAATGACGAAAACAACGGCACTCACAAGATAGTAACCAAAACGAACAATACAACTGTCGTAACTGGAACTGTTTTAACTACAGAGAGCAACACAGCCTCATGCAGCTTAAAACAAAACACCAAAGGATCAACCGGCTTGTGCCTACAGGCTTCTTCAAATACTGGAACGGGGACTATTAAGAAAGGCGATTATCTGGGTTTGTGGAATAACGCAAACACGGCGGCATCAGGCGCGGAATCTATACAGCTAGTAATGGCGACAGAAGACGCGACGTTAACCACACAATCCGGCTCTGGCGATCATTATTCTGTAGCCATACAGCCAAAACTAAGAAGCTCATTAACTAATGGCTGGGCCGTAGGGTTTAAAGAAAACTATAACGTTGGAAGGTTTAGGTTAGATTCTAACGCCGTTTCGTGGGACGCCAACAACACAAGCATCTATGGAATAGGGTTCAACGCTGTAGAGGTGATATAAGTGGCTACCCGTTCCGGTATTGATTCGTCTATCGTTGGCAAGCTGGAAGGCGATCATGTTTTTGTTTTCTGGGCTGTCAAAGCTGAATTTGATACCGCTGACGTTCGGCTGCATACATGGAAAGATGAGCTAACCATTAACTCAGAAACCTACGAAGGGGCCGGGACACTTCTTTCTATAGGCGATATTACTGATAGCTCAGAACTGAAAAGCGATGGAGTTGCCGTGGCTATCTCTGGTATGGACACAACCGTTCTCGGTTACGCTCTAACAGAGAATTATCAAAACAGACCCATCACTATATATATGGGCTATCTGGACGGCGGAGGCGAAAAAGTCAGCGGGGTGATGACAGCGTTTAAAGGCCGTATG